AATTAAATGATAGCTAAAAGCATAAAGCTATCTTTGATAAAACAGACAACTATCTAACAAATAATAAATTAATAAATAATGAGTATATATAATTTTATATAGTACCTTTTAATTATATCATAGTATTATTAAAAATAATAAAATCTCACTACTTTAAAGCTATTTTATTAATATATATAAGTATTTATATTAAAGCAAATATAAAAGCCCTTAGAAGCTAATCTAGGGGCTAATTTGTGTATTATATTTTCTTGCTTTAAAAGTTTTATTTTGTTGGAATTCACCCTATATGAAAATTCTTACTTGCTTCATTGGCTTTTTTAAACCACATTTCCTTATTTAAACGTTCTTCTTCTTTAATATTCTCTAAGTTAGATATGCAAATATATTTTTTATATTCTCTGTGGTATCTCCATTGTTTTTTATCTAATTCATTGATACTAAATACTTTACTGCCTTTATTAAAAGTCGAATTGTATTTAGGTTTGTATTTTTGAATATAATAACACTCTATAAAATCAATCATCTCAACATCTTTTACTGTGGTATATTGAATGTGCTCAATGCTTTTATAACATTCAATGTCAAGGTGTTTATGTGTGCTTAATCTTTTATTTAAATCTTTGGCTTTACCTACATAGATAACTTCCTTGTTCTTGTTTAAAAATCTATATATACAATTCTTCATTTCTTACTACTCAACTTCCCTTAAAGCTTTGATTTTAATTTAACTCTATGTATTATATATTATTTTATAGCAAATATGCAACAATTTTAAAAAAGTTATTAAGTTTTTTATTCACATATTAACAGTTAATTTTTAGAGGGTGCTTATTTCTACTAGGTGCTTGTAAAATTTTAACATTATAAACTATTTACATTATCTATAATTATTTTCGATACCCCTTTTTTTAGGTGGTCGATATTTTTATGTGTTTTGTTTTCGATACCCCTTTTTTTAGGTGGTCGAAGTGAATGTTTAAATTTCAATGTTTTATAGGTGAAAAGTATGTATTTTCGATACCCCTTTTTTTAGAGGGTCTAAAATGTGGGTGTACTAAGAAAGGGGGTATAACTATTAACAGTCTTTACTATTAACAGTTTTTACTATTAGTTTATTTTTATTTATTATTTATTTATTTAATATAAAAAAAGTAAAAAAGTATTGACGTCAAGAGTATAAAAACTTTATAATTATAATATAATATTATTAGAGGTGATAAAAATGAATGAAAAAAGAAGAAGTATGACTGTTAGATTAACTGAGAAGCAATTTAAGGAGATAAAAATAAAGCTTATAAATGATAACAATAAAAGCTTCCAAGATTATGTAATTGAATTAATAAAAAAAGATATGAAGGGGGAATAGTTAAATGGCTAAAATAATTGATTTTAATTTAGTTGAGTGTGATGAAATCTTATTTGAAAGCACTTCACTACAAAGTTATGGGTATGGGATAGTGTCTCAATTGCCTATGAAAGATAGGGAAATGTCAATACAGGCTAAAGGTGTATATGCTTATTTGGTTAGTTGTGCAGGAAATGATAAGCAAACTTACCCAACTAAAGAAAAAATGTGTTATGACTTAGGTATAAAGAAAGTTGATACATTGACTAAATATATAAAACAAATACAGGCTAGAGGATATATAAAAATAGTTAAAACTAAAAAAGGCAATTTGCATTATAGGAATGTATACTTAATAGCTACCGACACAAGAAGTATTGAGATTTGGAAAAGAGAATTTGAAGAAGGCAAAGAAATTGAAGAGGCAGAAATAATCACAGAAAATAAAAAATCCCTTACTTATGGCGAAGTAAAGGATAATAAAAAATCTAATAATTCAACTAATAACAGTATACCAAAAAATGATGATAATATTCAACAATTTAAGGAAAAAAATATAGACAAAGAATTGGATAACGAAAAAACAGAGCAAGTTGAGGATATAAGGGATATTGCCTATGCTAGATGTTTAATTGAATACGAAGACTTTGAAAGTTTTGACAGTATGCGAAAAGACTTCTTTGTAAATATGATGATAAACAAAATTTGCAAGGAGGGAAATTAAATGGATATAGAATTATTAAGCGAAATAATTAAAGGTGTTGACAATATTAATAAAAACATTGATGACTGTGTGAAAAATGGGATAGAATTTAAAACTTTTAACAATAAATCTGACAGTTTAGTATTTGCTTTTAGAAAAAATAGTACCAATGAATTTATAGAACTTGCTCCAAGTTATAATAATGAATTAATTTTGCAAGATTTTAAAAAAGGCAAAATGTTTATAAGTATGAATTTTGATGTTAAAGATTTCGGAAAGTATTGTTTAGATTTTAATTATGGGGTTAGATTTGAAAATAATGAATTTTATTACAGAATATCAATATTAAAAATAAATAATGAAACTAAAGAAATTGTAGACGGATTTCTTTTTGTAAGTAAGTTTAAGGAATATAAGAAATATTTATTAACACAGAGTTGGAAGAATAAAAGAGAGGAAAAACTAAAAGAAGCGAAATATAAATGTCAACTATGTGGCAAGAGCAATACAGAATTACACGTTCATCATAATAACTATGACAACTTATGCTTTGAAGAAATGAGTGATTTAATAGTTTTATGTAAGAAGTGCCACGAAAAATTCCACGACATAGAAGATATATAAAAGCAAAAGGACTTCTAGTTATTAAGCTAGAAGCCCTTTGAAATAAAAGATTTAATTTTATGCCCTTAGTAACTTATTAAAAGCCCTAAAGATAATAACAATATTGATTTTATCTATTTAATTATACTATAAATATATAAATATGTATGCAGGTAATATTTTCCAAAATAAAAGACCTCTAGCGAAGAAAACTAGAAGCCTTTTAACAATAGGTATTCAGAAAAATAAAATAATTTTTCTATGCTAATATTATATCACAATATAGCTTAGATGTGCTTAGGTAATATTTTCCAAAAATAAAAAAGCTTCTAGCAAATACACTAAAAGCTTTTAGTCAATAGACTTATAAAAAAGAATATAAAACTACTTGCAAATAAGTTTTATATTTAATATATTAACATAATATGGTTTAAATATGTTTAGGTAAATTATTCCAAAATTAAAAAGCTTCTAGCAGTACAAAACTAGAAGCTTAATTCAAAAATCGAGAATTTAAAAAAAGAAATCTAAATATATTATACCATTATTTTGAGATTAAGTATATATTTTTGTAGCATAAATTAATCACTTATTGCATAGTTTATACATATAATAAAATATAAATAATTTTAAGGGGGATTAATTATGAAAATATATACTTTGGAAAGTAAAAACGAGGTTTTAAGCATACTTACTCACAAGAATAATATAAGTTATAGAGATTTTAAAAGAATGTGCTTAGAAGCTAATAATGAGGCAGAGAATGACTATTATATTTTAAAAGATATGTTAATAAATGACTATGGCTTTGAGTTAGTAGAAGCAACAGGTGGCTTTGAAGTAACTAAAAGAAGGGGAAGTTTTTAGTTATGGCTACAATATTAATATATGGAACATATTACTCTGTAATGGCTTATATGTATTTATCTTTGTTTTAGGCATAAAAAAAGTGGGGTTACCAAGCCCACCTTTTTATTTTGTACTAAATTTAATACAGAAGAATATATTCTACTTTTTGTTTGATGAAATACTATTTCATATAATACTTATATAATAGTTATTATTAAATGGGTATTTAAATAATAATGAAAAAAATTAATAATGTAATATTATTATACCAAGAAAATTAAGTTTTTAATAAAATCTGACTTTTGGGGGCTTGTTATGATAGGTATTATATATACAGGAATTAAAGCTATTATGTGCTTTAGCTTAGTAGGTTTAGGATATTATGGGGCTAAAGCTATTGCAACAGAAGAAAAGGAAGAAATTATTAAAACTGAAAATATTTTAAAATACGAATATTTTCCAATAGAAAAAGTTAATACTGATAAAAAAGATAATGTAATAAAATATACCTTTGTAGAAGGAGATAAAGAAGGAATAAAAGCCTGTATTGGTTATACTACTGAAAATGATTTATCTATAATAGATGTATTAGACGGTCATATTGTTGTTGGTGGTGCTAGTAGGTGGGGAAAAAGTAATTTTTTAAATGTATTTATAACAAATATAATTAAAACTTATACACCTAATGAAGTACAATTAGCAGGAAGTGATTTTAAAAAATCAGATGTATATTACTTTAGAAAATATAAACATTTTGAAAGTGCAGGTGTAAGCACAAATAAAAAAAGCTTCTTAGAGCAAATAGAAGCCCTAGAGAAAGAAATGGAAAGAAGGGCTAATATATTAGACAAAACTAATTGTAGAAATGCTATAAGCTACAACAAAAAGAATGATACTAAAATGACTTATATTGTATTTATAGTTGATGAACTTATACAGGTGGCTATTGATACAGAGTGTAAGAATAAGCTTCATAACATAATGAGTAAATGTGCTAGTTATGGAATATACTTTGTATTAGCTTCGCAAGACCTAACAAAAGATACAATAGGTAGATGCAAAATGAATTGTAGTCAAATAGTTGGCTTCCATACCTTTGACCAAACTGATAGCGATACTTTAATTGGTAAAGGGTATAACCTTCAAGATATAACAGTAAAAGGTAGATGCAAAATAAAAAATAGTGAAGGTGTAAGCGAAGTGCAAACTTTTTATATATCAGAGGAAGAAATAGAAGCTACTTTAAAGCCTTTTGAAGTAGCTAGAGAATAAATACACTAGGAGGTGGTTTAATTGGCTTACGTATACCGTTTTAAAGATATTAATAACAATATAATTTATGTAGGTAAAACTGCTCAAACTTTAGATAAAAGGATTATGCAACACTTTACAAAAGGACATCTTGATAAAAAATGTTATAAAAGTATAGCTAGAATAGAGTATCAAAAGTATAAAACTGAAAGTGATGCTCTAGTTATGGAAACATACTATATAACAAAGTATAATCCAAAGTATAATACCTTACAAAAGAGCAGAGATTTACCAACACTAGACCTAGATACTAACGAATGGAGAATTTATAAGGTGTATAAGTCAGTTAAAGAGCCTGTAAAAGTAAAATGGGGATTTATTCAGATAGCTTTTTTAATTTATTTTTTATTTGTATTGATTAATTTTGTTGCAGAAGTGCTACAATAGTATTATAATTAAAATATAATTAAACAAAAGGAGAAAATAAAAAATGAATTGTAATAGATTAGAAGAAGCAAGAAAAGAGCAAGGTTTAACAGTAAGCGAAGTATGTAGAAAGCTAGACATAAACAGAAGCACTTGGTATCGTTGGATAGGTGGAGAGCATACTCCTACAATAGAAAAGATATTAAAAGCTTGCAGCTTAATGGGAATAGATGTAAATGATTTATTAAACTAATCAAGCAAAAGGGAAAATAAAAAATTCCCTATTTTTTTAAAAAAAGTGTTGCAAATATGCAATAACAATAATATAATATAATTAACATATTAAAATTATAAGTATTTTGCATAAGGGGGGCTTATAAGAATGAATATAAATGAATTAAGAACTATGCAAAACTATCCACTAGACCTTAAAATAATGAAAACTAAATTAAGAATACAGGAATGGATAAATGAATATGGAGCAGAAGGGGTGTATGTAGCATTTAGTGGGGGAAAAGATAGTACAGTTCTTCTTCATATAGTGAGGGAAATGTACCCTAATATAGAAGGGGTGTTTGCTAATACAGGGAATGAGTTTCCCGAAATAGTTCAATTTGTGAGAAAGCAAGAAAATATAAAATGGGTAAAACCTAGAAAAAGCTTCGCTAAGGTAATAAAAGAAGAAGGTTATCCTGTAATTAGTAAAAAAACTAGCAGAATGATAAAAGACTGCCAAAATCCAACAGAGAAAAATGCAAAGAGCAGGAAGTTGTATTTAAGTGATTATGCACTTGATAAAGAAGGGAATATAACAAACATAAAAAATAATAGTTTTAAAATAGCTTATAAACATAGATATTTAATAAATGCACCTTTTAAAATAAGTAATAAATGTTGTGACTATTTAAAAAAATACCCTATGGCAGATTATGAAAAGCTTACAGGGAAAAAAGCCATCATAGGAACACAAGCAGAAGAGAGTAAAATGAGAGAAAGTGCATATTTACAAACAGGTTGCAATAATTTTAAAGGTGGTAAAAGTAATCCTCTAGGATTTTGGAGAAGCCAAGATATATTAGAGTATATATATAAATATAATATTGAGATAGCTTCTATATATGGAGAAGTAAAAATAGACAAAGATGGTAAGTATTATACAACAGGAGAACAAAGAACAGGGTGTTGTATGTGTTTATTTGGTTGTGGTTTATGGAAAACAAATAAAGAAAATAGAGTGTTAAGACTTGAAAAAACACACCCAAAACTTCATAACCATATGATAAATAATCTAGGTTTTAAAGAGGTTTTAGAATATATGAATATAAAGTATACAACAAAAGATATTGATACAGAAAAAGAAAAATCAAAGCTTGGGAATGAAGATGTAGAGCAATTTAAATGGATAATATAAAGCTAGAAAAAAATCTAGCTTTTTATTTTTAAAAATATATAAATATGTATGTATAAATTGTTGCAAACAGGCAACAATAATACTATAATTAAAGTATAAATTAAATAAAAGGTGGTAAGGAAAATGGATATAAATATGATTAATTTTTTAAAGGAAGAAAGAGCAAAGCTACAAAGGGAATATTTCGAGGAAAGCAGAAAGGTATGGCTTGAACATAAGGGTAAAGGGGCAGAAAAAAGTCACGAATTAATTTATAACAACTATAAAGCTAAAGATGAACTTTTAAGAGATATGCAAAATAGATTAGAGGAAAATATTAAATAAATAAGGGGGATTAAAATGTTAAAAGAGAGAATAGAAGCAAGAATTGAAGCTTATGAGGAAATGGTAATAGGTTTAGGCAATGAAAATAAATTTAAAGCAGAGTACCAAGCTAAAATAGAAGAACTTAAAAAAGTATTATCTATGATAGAGGAAGAAGCTAGTTACAATGCTTAATGAAATACAGAAGCTAGAAGAAAGTATTAATAAATGTCTATCCTTAGAAAAACTTCTAGGGGTAGACCTAACAACACAGATACAGGCACTAGAAGAAGAATTAAATAAATTAGTAAAGGGGTACTAATATGAATTACTTTGATAGTGAAGCTTGGATTAAAGAAATGGAAAGTATTTAAGATGTAGAGGAAAAACCTTTTAACTTTGAGGACTTTGAAGAATGTGAGATAATGAGCGAAAGAGATTTAAAAAATGATTTATAAAAATGTATAAAGTAGTTGCAATTATGCAACAATAGTATTATAATTAAAGTATAAAATAAATTATTTAAAGGGGTTTAAAATATGTGCAAATTAGATTATCAAGTTTGCAACTGTGGAGAATGTCAAGAGATTAAAGAATTATATAGCAATTTAGAATGGTTTGAGCAGGATAGAGAGTTTAATAAAAATATAATAAGGGAATTAGAAAATAAAATTGAAAATATGGGCTATTCTATATAGCCCTTACTTAAAAAAGAGGTGGAATATGCAGGAATTAGACTTTATAAAAAATGAGAGAGTAAAATTACAACAGGAATATTTTAAAAATGTTAAAAATGTATGGCTAGAATTTGAGGGAGAAGAAGCAGATAAAAAACATAAAAGCATTTATAACAAGTACAGGAACAAAGATAAATTTCTAGAGATATTACAAAGCAGAGCAGAAAGCTTAATAGAGGATATAGAGTATTACAAGGGAATGTAAAATGTATTTAAGACTATGGAGATTAATGACTATCAAGCAAAAGGAAAAATGGATAAAAGATAATATTAGGAGGTATTGGAAATGAGTTTAGCAAGTGTAATAGAAAAAAATGTATATATGAAATTAGTGGAAGTACAAAGCAAATTAAAAGCACCTAAAAGTCAATTTAATAAGTTTGGTAATTATGCTTATAGAAATTGCGAGGATATACTAGAAGCTTTAAAACCTTTATTAAATGAAGTTAAAGCAATAATAAATATTAGTGATGATGTAGTATTAGTTGGCGAAAGATACTATATAAAAGCTACTGTAAAATTTATATGTGCCGAAAGTGGAGAGGTAATAGAAGCTTCGGCTATGGCTAGAGAAGAAGAAAATAAAAAAGGTATGGATAGTTCACAACTAACAGGCTCAACTTCTTCATATGCTAGAAAATATGCTTTAAATGGTTTATTCGCCATTGATGATACAAAAGATAGTGATACAACAAACACACATAATAAAGACACAAGTAAAGCTTTAAATAATAATGAAGTAATATCAGAAGCACAAGTAAAAAGATTATTTGTATTAGCTAAAGGTAAAGATACAGATAAGGTTAAAGGAATAGTTGATAAATATGGTTTTAAATCAAGCAAAGATATAACAAAAGATAAATATAATTCTATATGTGAAGAAATAGAAAAAATATAAGCTAGGGAAAACTCTAGCTTTTTTATATTTTAGGGGGATTTTATGGACATAAAAAAATGTAAATATAAAATAGTAGTTGATAGCAGAGAGAAAGTAAATAAACATATATTAAAGGTATTTAATAAAGGTTTTGAGAACAAGCCCTCACACCACGATATATACAGGGGCAAAAAATCAACTTATACAGAGCCTATACAATATTATGTGCAAGAAAAAGGATTAAAAGTAGGAGATTATACTATTGCAGTACAACTGCCAAACAAAGAAGTTATTAATTTTAAAAACAGTCTAGTAGTTGAAAGAAAGCAAGATTTAAACGAGTTATGCTCAAATTTATTTGACAGTAAGAGCAAAAACGAAGAAGGTTTAACAAGGTTTGAAAGGGAACTAAAAAGAGCCTATGAGCAGGGAATAAAATTACATTTAGTAATAGAAATAACAGATATGCACTCAAAGATTTTAAGTAGTAGGCACTTTAGATATGACAAAGCTTCTAAGGTTGCACCTGCTTCATTTTATGCTATGTTACACTCTTTAGCTTCTAGGTATAATGTTAGTATATGGTACTGTGATAAAAAAGATAGTGCAAGACTTATACACGATATATTATATTATGGGGCTAGAGAGCATTTAAAGGCATTTTAAGAGGGGAGTAACGTATGAATAATAGTAAGTATTATATAGAGGTAATTAATAATAAAATATGGGCTTATAAAATAATATTTCAAGTAGAGCCTAATACAGTAATTATTCCAAGTAAAATTTATGAAGCTATAAAGTACGATATTTTAGATATAAATAAAAATATAATTATAAGTGATGATTTTAAGGAAATTAAATGTATAAATATGATTAAAGGACTAAGCAGTATTTAGTCCTTTTTTGTCGCAAAAAAGCGATAGAAAAATATGTATTTTTTACAACACTTTGAAATATAATAAAATAAGTAAAACAAAATGTGGTGGAGGTGGTAAAGTGAAGCTAAAAGAGTATAGAGAAAGTAAGGGTTATACTCAACAGGATATGGCAGAGATTTTAGGTATTACTCAACAGGCATACAGTAATAAAGAAGTAGGCAAAAGGGGATTTAATACAAAAGAACTTCTTATATTACAAAAGGTACTTGGAGTTAATATTTCAGATATTTATGAGGATTTAAGCAAAGAGATAGACAGGAAATTAAACAACAACTAGGGGGATATATCATAAATGAAGGAAAAATATTTTATTGCACTTGATACAATGAGTATAGACGAATTAGAAATTTGGAGATTATTATACAGGTATTCAAACTATGAAACAGGTGTAACAGGCTATACTATAAATCAATTAGTAATAGGGGCAGATAAAAGATTAAATTTAACAACTCAAAAGGTTAGAACTATATTGAAAAAATTTGAAAAGCAAGGGTATATAAAATTTTTAACAAGTGGAAGTAAGGGTAAAGAAAGCACTTTGTTAATAACAATTAAGCAACAACTATTCAACAACAATTCAACAAATAAAAATGAGAGTTTGCAAGGTGTTGAAGATTTACCTAACAATAATCTAACAACTAAGCAACAACACTACAAAGAGAAAAAGAATAACAATAAAAATAATTATAATTTAATTATTGAAGCTTATACTGATAATATTAATTTAATTGAAGTTATAAAAGATTTTATTAGTATGAGAAAAACAATTAAAAAGCCTGTTACCGATAGGGCATTAAAAACATTACTTAAAAAGCTAGATACTATAACAAATAATGATGATGAAAAAATAGAAGTGCTAGAAAATAGCATTAATAATTGTTGGTTATCAGTATATGAGCCAAAAAATAAAAAAGCACCTACTAGCATAGGTACTCAAAATAAAAATAATTTCAATAGTAGTATATGCCAAAGTAAAGGCTCGAATACAGAGAAAATAAAATTTGTAAATAATTTTTAATATAAGAAAGGGGCTATAAAATGGAACTTAAAAAAGTTGTTGAGGATATAAAGTTTAATTTAAATAGTGAAGCTATAAAAAATAAAATAGCCTTAGATAGAAATTTAAAATTAAATAATCAAAATAAATGTTTATGTTTTAAACATAATGAAACTAATCCAAGTATGAGCTTTGACCCTAAAACTAATAAATTTAAATGTTTTAGTTGTGGGGCAAGTGTAGATATATTTGAGCATTACCAAGAATTTTATAATTTATCATTTTTAGAAGCTTCAAAAAGCATTATAAAAGATTTTAATTTAAATATTGATATAAATATTAAGCAAAGCGAAAGAAGGGCTAGAAAAAGCCCTACAAAGCATAATTCTTATAACAATAAAGTATTAAGCTATTGTAATAAAAGGGGAATATCTAAAAACACCCTAGATTATGCAGGAATAAAAGAAAATAAAGATAATGTATGCTTTGAATATAAAAATGAATTAGGAGAGCATATAGCAAACAAATACAGATTTACTTCTAAAAATGCAAAGCCTAAAATGTTATTTGAAGCAGATACAAATATAAATACCTTATTTAATATGGATAAAGTAGATATAACAAAGCCCTTAGTAATTACAGAAGGGGAATTTGATACTTTAGCATTAATTGAAGCAGGATATAAAAATAGTGTGTCAATTCCTAGTGGGGTTAATTCAACTAATCAATGGATAACTACAAATTGGGATTTCCTAGAACAATTTGAAGAAATAATTATATGGTTTGATAATGATGAAGCAGGTATAAAAGGGGCTAGAGAAGTATTTAATAGGCTTAGTAATAAAAGTGTAAAATTAGTTATGTGTGACCTTGCAAATGATATAAATGAGGTGTTATTTAAATTTGGTAAAGGTAAAGTATTAGAGCAATTAGAAAAAGCTTATACACCTTTAGTAAGTGGAATAGCTACTCTTGATATGGTAGAGGATTTTAATATATATGAAGCAGATAAGCTAGAAACAGGGATAGAAGCAATAGATAATGATATTTTAGGAATGGTATTTGGAAGCCTTAATGTATTAAGTGGGAGAAACGGTGCAGGAAAAAGTACAATTTTAAATCAAATATACATTGGAGAAGCTATAAGACAAAACCATAAGGTATTCCTATTTAGTGGAGAACTTGTTGCAGGTAATGTAAAGGAATGGCTACTTAGGACTTTAGCTAATGAGCAGGATCTAATTGAGTTTACTGCCAAAAACAACAGGAAGTATAAAATGTTAAGTAGTGAAGGTAAAAAAAGATTAGTTGAAAATATTAAAGATAAATTTTACTTATATGATAGCGAAGAATATAACATAGATATGGTATTAAACAAAATGGAAATACTAGCTAAAAGGCAAGGGGTAAAAGTATTTGTAATAGATAACTTGATGATACTTGAAATGAGTGCTACTGATGAATTAAAAGCACAAAGTGAAGCTATAAAGAAATTAAAAGCTTTTGCAAAGAAATATAATGCAATAGTTCA